ATTCCACGGACAAACGAACGGAAACCCTCATGGAACAGTTCATAAAAATTCGTGACGATCATACGCGCTCATTTGTTGATAGTATTATCTCAATCGGAAAATCCATTAACGAACCAAACCAAATTCTTTTTGATAGTTATAACATTTATTTGAAGCAGCAAGATTAATTTTTAAGTTCTTTAATAGCAAGGGCAATTGCGAGAGCAGAGCTTCCGATAGCTAATACTCCGCCGCCAATATCAAGTGTGTTCTGAAGGTATTGCTGTCCTTTAGAAACGGTATTTGTTTCTGGTGCAAATAAATTGTTATACTGGTTTTCAAGATTAGCTCGATTAATCCGTTCTCTAAGTTGTTGATCAGTCATGGAACTCAGATCGAGCTTTTCTTTTGTTGTGGCAGATTTCATAGATTCACGATTGATTTTTGCTGACTGGTTAACAAGATTGCCTGCTACATCTACAAGTTTCTTTGATGATTCAAGTTTAGATGTTTTTTTATCTGTAGTACCAGCCAGTTTATCGTATTGGCGCTCAAGATTTTTTCTCTTGATGTATGACGCCAATTCCTCGTCCGTCATAGAGCTTGCTTTGCTTCTCTGACGCCGTTTCCCTTCAGAAGTCAAAGAACCATCATAATTCTGATAGCGACGTACCCCCCACTTCTGTCCGAGAATACCGTGGTGGTAGAGTTCTTGTTTCCAATATTCCATCGTTACATTTCCTCCTATTATGTTATTTCGTTATCAGTTTCTACCAGAATCCTCCATTCCAGTTCATCAATCATTCTGTTCATGGAATCGGCAACGGAGGAATTCAACGGAGGGTCAAAAAGCAAACGGACTTTCAAATGTACATATGATTTAACAAATTCCAGCCGTGAATTTTCGGTTATAAAGTCTGTCCAGACTTCTTCCTTTCCCTTAATAGAAAAACCGCATTCAGGTCCAACACCAAGTTGTGTCAGAATTGCCAGAACAGAGTTAATGTGCATAATAATATCTGCATCAAAGTGCTCATAGTCTTCGGTAACACCAAGTAATTTCTTGATAGAGGTCAGTATGCTTTCCATTTACTTTCATCTCCTTTTATAAGAATCATAGCCTGAACAGAAAAACGTGTTTCCGCAGTCTCTATAAACCTCGTTCACTTTAAGACATCATCTTCTCTCAATGTCTCCATGGACACAAGTCGTTTTTATACCGTTCGACTGGTGTGTCCTTAATAAGTAACCTCTCATCACCGTAGTGAATAGCATTGTGTGTGAGTAAAGAGGTTGCTATCAAATACTCCGGATTCAGTAAAAAATCACTATCTGTTGACAGATCGTTGACTGTTATAGGATTCATATGATGAATCAGGATTTTACCATAGATAGGGCGGCTGTCAACCCCTAAGTCGCATCCGCAATCTCGTACGATGATTTCATTCCGAATATGTTTCCATTTGACGGATTGCTTGTAAAATCGCTGATTCAGCCATCTGTCAAAACCAAAGGTTTCTTCACCGACAACGCCATTAAGCTTTAAATATCGGAATCGTTCTTCAAAAGTTTGCAGCTTGGATAATTCAGTATATGTTCTAATCATTGAATTCACCGTTGCCACTGTAATTACGCATTGCGTTCAGAGCATTCCGATATAATTCTTCCACCCTCTGTGCAGATTGCAAGGATTCAGCTTTTGCTTTTAGTAACTCGTTTTCTCTTTTGAGTTTTTCTTTTTCAAGCTGTTCTTTTGTAGAACCGAGCTTTAAATAATGGGTAATCACCTGTGAAGATGCAGTGCCTTCCAGCAATTGCTTTTCAGCAAGGTCAACAGCAAGTGATACCAATTGATTTTCTCTCGTTTCTGGCGTGAGAGCTGGTCTGATTCGTCTTGCTGTCTCTTTTTGTTTGGCTTTTGCCATAGAAGACACCTCCTTTCCTTGAAATACACAGTAGATTGTATAGACTTATCATCCGTTTCCCATGACTTTGGGTATGGTTTTCCATTGCTTAAAAGAACTCACAAAGCGGTCAGAGTTATTAGCCCTTCTGAAAGGAGAAACAAGGGAATATCCACATTATTCGGCACACTTTATGAGCCCTTTTAAACAATGGAAAAGCAGAAAAGTATTCTCAAATATCCCTCCGGAGATTTTTTAAAGACCGGCGCGATGAAGGGAGGGGGTGCTTTTTCAGCGATGCCCCCTCTGTCATATAGTGCATAATTAACCGAAGGTCAGTATGTACTAATCTGGTTTTTTAGATTTTTCTGTTTGTTTTTCTTTACTTTTCGGTAAATATTCCGGAAATCGTATTTGATAATTTCGTCAATTGCTCTTTCAATTTCTTGATTGTTTTCTTCATCAGAAAGTTGATCGGAAGTTTTGGCAATTCTTCCTAAATAAGCGCAACTGTTGTATCCTTTTTCTACATCGAACAGAAACCATGAAGGGAACTGTTCAAACGGATTGTATGGATTGTCAAATGTTGTAATCCTGCATTCATCTGACTTCATAGACAGTTCACCTCCATTAATTTAAATATTTCTGTACCGTGGATGCAGATACACCAAGTGCTTTAGCAATTTCAGCAGTGCTGTAGCCAGATGCTTTCATAGCAGAAATCTTATTAATTTTAGCATCACTTAAAGCTGTTGTAGCACGAGGTGTAGCACGTTGACGCAGCGAATCAATGTCAGTATGGGTAATAATTGCAGACAGCAGGTTCTCACTGATTGCACCTGACTGTATTGCCTCCCATTCACGGTCAGTGATGACCACTGGTTCTCTTTTAGCACCGACTTGGTTTCGGGCTGCTGTGAGTGCCTGTTGCTTTGCTTTCTTCTCCTCTGCCTTGGACATATCGGGGTTATCCTTCTTTTTAGCGGATACAGTGGCATTGGCAATGGTCTGTGCCTGCCTTTCTCTTGGGGCGTTCTTTAATGCTACATTAAGCTTGGCTTTAAGAGAGTCCACCTCCCCCTGATATGTTTCTTTAGCTGATGCGGAGTAGGCTATTTTACCCGTACTGAGCATTTCCTTACGGGCTTGGTTGGCTAAAGCTTTCATCCGGTTGGCATATGAAGCATACGCTTCCTCCTGAGGAGTTCCCGAGGAAAGCGTGCGAGCATCACGTGTTTCAGCCATTTGGGTGCTTTGTTGTGTGCGTACTTTGGTTTTTCCTTTTTTATCTGTGTACTCCTCGTGCACCTCCTTATAGCTCTGTTCGCCGGTTTCAGGGTTAATGACCGGACTGCCCTTACGCTTCAGAACAGTAACCTCAGATTTGGCTCTTGAAATGAGCGTAGACGCTCCATCGTGATGGGTTCCGTCTTCGTCTGTTCTGCTCTGATACTTCTTTTTTAGTGAAGCAATTCCATTATCTTGTTCGCTCTGCTTGTAATCCAGTGAGTGCTTTTCTGCATCAATGACAACCATGGAATGGCGTACAGCTCTTGCCAGTTCATCCTGAGTAGCACCCTTCAAAGTCATATCTGTGATAAGATTTGAAATTTTTCCCATCTCAGTCTGGGTGTTTCTCATTTCTTTGAAAGTTCCCTTTGCTTTACCGCCATATTCGAGTTTAGGATCAAAGTCTGCCAATCCTGCCAAAGCGGGGGTAGCAGTAATATGTACATTACTTCTTGTACTGTTGCAAGGAATAACCATAACAGTATCCCCATCAAAGTCTGCTCCTGAAAGACGTGCTGCTACCTTACTGTTGATACCGACAGCATCCATAGGTGTGTTTCCAAGAACTTTTCTGCCTTCAGACTGCTTGTTATTGACGGTCAGGATCGGAATTTCAAAAGTACCGCCATGAGGATATCTAATTAGAGCGACGGTTTCGCCATTCTCATAATTGGGAGCATAAACTTCGTTATCCTTAATAGATGTAAGTGGGATGAGAACCTGATACTTCTGTCTCGGAAGAGCCGCTGCTTTCAGATGAATTGCTGCCGCATCGCAGTCGTCGGCAAAGGATTTAAGCAGGGCTTTCTTCACAGTAGGATTGGTCAGCGAACAAATTTCGTCAAATTCTGAAATTTTGTCGGCGGCAGCCATATCCAATTGTTTTTTGATTAAAGACATACTCTGCTTAGAAAGGAACTGTGACGGAAGATGATCGCTCCAGTCACCCCAGTCACCTTCCTCTGCTCGTTTATTGATCAGAGATAATGATTGTCTGTTTCCGGTTTTTTCGTCTATATATTTACCATTGGGGTCGTCATAAAAACTCTGTCCTCCATGTTCCTTGATCAGCGAACCGAATGGATTATCAGGATCGTCCTTGATAGGTTTCAGAACTCTTGTCATGGGGGTATCTGATTTTTTGTTGGTATTAAATATAACATCGACTCCATCAGGCATATCATCAGAATATACAGCCATTCCCTTGATGTAATGTGTCCCATCAACCATAATACGAACCTGCGCATAATGTGATTCTCCGAGGGAGAGGTCTTCTACACCTCGTCTTATTTCGATAAGCCCATCTTTGTCAAGACCGCCGTCCTCAGCATAATTGATTTTCAATCTGCCTGAATCGAGACTTTCCGGATAAATGAAACTTTTTTTGAAAGAGTCACCGTCATCATACGAAATATAATCCCTGACAGAGTGTATATTTTCGTAATCATATATTTCTTTGTGTTCGGTATCCGGAGGACATAGCACTCTGACATTTGTCTGCTTTCCCGGATTCGTAACCTGCGGTATTCCTCCGCCATAAACCGGATATCCTTCAAGCTCCAGAATATAAAGAGCCTGATTGAGTTTTTCTTTTGATACACCCAGCTCAAGCTCAGCACCGGTTCCTACATCAATCATTCCTTTTTCATCAACCATCTTTTTTAAAATATCAGCCGTTGCTTTAGCCTGATTCATACGGATTTCGGAATTTTCATTAAGAAGGGAACGGACTGACGAATCATTGGCATAGCCCATCTTTTCTGCAATCTCATTCAGAGAATACCCTTTTTCTCTGAGACCTTTCGCAGTAGCGACTTCAAGGGTTCGTCTTTCAGCTTTAGCCAGCGATTTCTGTACCCTAAGTTGAGATGTTGTAAGCCCCATGGTGTCGGCAATTTCTTTTTCGCTCAGCCCCTGTTTATGTAGTTCTTCCACACGACTCAGAAAATCACCGCTGTGCTGATAAGGATTATCACCGGAACCCCAAGGATATCTGCCGGAACGTCTTGGCATTCCATAATGCATCAAAATTTCTTCCGCAATTGGATTCATGGCTACTCCTCCTCAGATTTGATTTTAGATATAATTTTGTCAAAGCTAATAATCTTGTCCATGACAGGCACAATATCTTCTGCTGTCGGATGGTATACCGAAATATCATTTGATTGATACAGCCTTAACTCAATGTCTATGTCAGATGGTCTAAACTTGTATTCAAGGCAGAACAGTGCAGCGTAAATTTCAAGCTGTTCCATATGTGCCGGAATGGTGCCTGTCTTCAGGTCATGAATCCGCAGCAAATTATTGCGAAATATAATAGCGTCGGCAGTACCGAAACAATTATTGGAATAGTACAGAACCTGCTCGGGAATCATTTTAAAACCGATGGCATCATTTACATACATATTCAACGTTTTTTTAGATGCTCTCAGTTTCTGTCCGAGACGAATGCACTGAGCCGCAAATTCGTGAAGCTCAGTCCCTTTTTGTGATGCAAGGAATTTTGAATATGATTCGGTCAGTTTTGTTTCGTCATAGTTAACCCAGTGATATTTGCTTGCGCCAAGAAAAGCGTGTTGACCTTCAAGACTGGAATGTTTGTTGAAGTTCATGCAGTACCTCCTCTTTGTTTTCCGGACATATGAATTTGGAAAAGGACATACGATTCATAAGCCCGACATAATATTCTTGATTAGGTTGCTTTTTAGCTTTCGCAAATTTTTTGCATTCCAGTGTTGCCCATTTGTCTTTGTATAAAATAAGCAGATCAGGAATTCCCTGAATATAACTTGAATCCAGCTTCATAACGAGACAGCCTTTGAACCGCATTTTCAATTCTTTAATAAGGGTTGCTTGGAAGTCACGTTCCGGTTTTGAATTGTTAACCATCACGAAAGTCCTTTCTGCAAATGTCAAAAAGCAAAAGAAAAAGTAATGTTGGTCACGTTTTATTACTCTCTCTTCATAAAAGGACGTGTAATTTTTGCGAAGCTAAAAATATAATTTGTATGCTTTGTATTCAGTGATTTTTTGCTGAAAATTTTTCAAAGCCCACTTGCCCGCTTTTTCTTGCTACTTATATATTTTTTAAAAACTTTTTATCACAATTAATAGAAGAAAAAAGTGGGAAAGTGGGCTTTGAGACCCAGTTAGACCCAGTTAGACCCAGTTAGACCCAGTTAGACCCAGTACGTGACCACTTTTAGGTCTCAAAAGTGGGCAAAAGACCAGAAAAAGTGGGCAAAATGGTCTGATTTTCTTTTAAACTCGTCGGAATATAAACTCCGAATTGGTTGATTTTATTTTTGCACCACAAAAGTGGGCAGAAAAACTACCTCCAAACTCGTCCGTTTCGTTTGTCAATCAGAATAATCCGCCCTTCAATTTCAAAACCAGCCATTTCACAAATATAAAAAATGGTGTGCAGTAACCGATGAAACCGTGCTTCTTCAGCATCTACTTTCTTAAAAGCTTCATATGATGTCGGGTCTAAATATCCTTCTGCGTTTCTTCTTGGACAATCTCTGTTACCGATAGTAGGCATTGTTTATATCCCTCCTTTCTCTCTTTCATCAAACCATTCTTCAAGGTCAATTCCGTATTGCTTCAGCTTGTATGTGCATAACCATAGCCGATCTTCGTTCTCCATATCATACCGTTTAACAAGGTCGTCCATCTCCTTGGTAAAAATATCATAGAACTGCCTGAGACGCTTCCTTCCGAATCCATACCGTTCATGTAATACCCATAAAACCATGGCATCCAGTTCAAGCTCATGCTTTCTATCAAACTCAGCAAACTGTTTCCGGATCTCCGACTGAACAGCTCTTTTTTCTGATGAGGTAAGCGAGCGTTCGTTGTTATATCTCACATACATAGTTTAAATATCATCGCCTCTTCGGTTGACGCTTAATTCCGTTCTGAATCCGTCCGGATAGCGTTTTTGAAGCTTGTCGATATTCATCTGAAGTATTGTCTCCAGATCATAACCAATGGCATTTGCACTGACCGCAAGATACCAAGCCACATCACCAAGCTCTTTTGCCATATGCTGTGTATCCAAAAGATGCCCTTGAAAAAGGTTCTTCTTCAGAATATCAATGCATTCGCCGGCTTCGCCGTTCAGCCCCATCAGCCCATTGAGAAGTAGCTGAGAGCAGCCGGATGCAGTACGCATAGCTGCTTTCTGGTATTCGTTAATAGTCATGATTTACCTCCTATAGCATTAATCATCGTATTCCTCATAAATTAAGTTTTCTTTGGAAAAGAATACCGGAATTCCAAGTATTAGTGAAACGATAAGTATCGTAGCGTCATGGCTGAATATAACATTGACAAGACTGACAATAACCAATGAAGCTGCTGCAATTTTGTTTTTTAGCAATTCGTGTGACCAAATATCATTCATCTTCAATCTCCTCTCCTGTAATAACCTCACTATACGGAAGCTTTTTAATCCACTTACAGAAATCTCTCCATTCATCGAGCTTATGAACTTTACGAGAAATATAAATCCCAGCAAGAACCTCGTAATTCAGCATTACCGTTCTTCTCTGATTGTAAGAACTGGGTAAAAGTTGTATCATCTGCCACCAGTAACGTTTGTCTTTGGTTTTTATATACCAATCACGGTAAAAATTCAACATTCTGACTGTAATATCAAGAA